CCGCCGCTGCCACGATGGCGTCGAGTGCAATCAGCGCCTCGTTGTGGATGAGCTCCTTCTGCGCCTGCCCAGGCTCCAGTTGCGGCAACGCAAGTCGTGGGGACGTGTTCATCATTGCTCCTCGATTTCCACTGGGATTGCCGCCGGGCGGGACACCGCAAAATCGCCGACCTGCATGACCGCGACGGTCGCCGTGCCGTTCCCCGCCAAGGCCACTTGCTCAGGAGTGAAGGTGGCCTCCGGTCGAGTGACTTCGACGGCGACCTCGCCGGCAGTCCCTTGCAGTTTCACCTGGTAGCGTTCCAGGCTTTCGCCCAGCGGCGCGTCCACGCCGTCCAGCCAGGCCCAGCCAAGTCGACTGCGCCGAAGCCAGGTCACCCGAAGCCCGCCATCGGCATTGTGCTCGGCGCGCAAATGAACCGGGCTCGGCGGGCGCAGGGCTTCGCCGCCGACACTCATCTCGACCGGCCGCGCGTCCGCGTCCGCCATTCCCGTCGCCCTTACGCTCAGCTGGCTGCCGAGCGTCTCGATCGGCATCTCGATCGGCGTCAATTGTGACGAATCGACCAGCGCAAAGCTTTCGCCAGCGACATGCGCCGGCACCGCGAACTCTGTCCCACGGCGTCCGCGCAACAGCCGGCTGAGGCGATACCTTCCCGGAGCGATTGGAACGGCCGAACCGAATTGGACGAGCTCGGCCCCGAGCACCGCGAGGTTTGCGCCGTTGACCAGGGCATCGTCGTCCCTGCTTTCGAGCCAGTGCATGGCGTCCAGCAGTTCGATGTCGACGCTGTTGCGCTGATCGAAGATCGACGTGGGACCCGTGTCGAGCACCGTCAATGCCCTGCCGATCACCGCTTCCGCCGTCGCCGACCCGATGAACCGGGACTGGCCTCCAACGGACACCTCAAGCCCGACAGGTTTGTACCCGCCTGAAGGTTGACAGGCCGCGACATGGACCAGAGGGACACCCGTGCGGCCGCTGCCGAGATGGGGGAGATCGAACAGTGCCAGGCTCGTGGGCTGGGCCAGGAGATCGGGCGCAGGCACCGGCCGTCCGGGGTCGCTCGGAACGCTCGGCGCGTCCCGCCACAGTGGCTCCAGCAGAACCTCGACGACGAAAGCCTGCAGGGTGACCTGCCGAACGCGCCACTCATTGCCGTCCGGCAGGCGCAACACCGCGCCGGGCATGATTCCAGTGCGGGCCGGACTCAGCCTGAGAGTCAGTCGATCGCGTTGCGCCCAGCGCCTGGCAAGCGCCATCTCGGCAAGCGACTTTGCATCGTCGCCGGTGAGGACGGCGGCGAGGTCAACCTCTTCGGCGACACCGCCGCTGACGGCCGCCGATGCGCGCATCCGCCCGGTTTGGTAATCCCGAGTTGCATCATAATAGGAAAGCGACACGCTTCGCGGCAGCGCTCGCGCGGGCAATTGGGAACGTTCTGCGCCAGGACCCGGCCGGGTTCCCGCACCAGCGCCCAGTTCGGCATCTGTCACTTCCGTCGGTGCCGCAACCTGCGCCGATATGCGCTCGCCGTTGTCGGCCAATATCAGACCGAATTGGTCGACGAGCGGCTCGATCGCGGCGCGGGAGCTTCGCCCGTAGGCGGCATAGCCCCGGATGGTCTCGCTGGCCTGGGCGTCGATCACACCTGCCGAAGCGTCCGCGAGCACAAGCCCGACCGAGGGATCCACCTCGTCGGCCTCGATCTCGAACGACAGCAACGGGATGCGATTGCCGAATTCCGCAAGTTCCAGGTTTTCGAACACGGCGAGCGCAATGCCCCGAAAGGCCGGCGTCCGGTCGATGCCCTCGATCGAGGCGATCAGCGGGTCGATCACTTGGTCCTCGCTGCCGGGATAGAAACGGAAGCCCGTCTTGACCTTGAAATCGCCCGCAGCCCCGCGAAGCAGCTTTCCGTCCGCCCAGATGCGCTTCACTCGGCGCGCTGGGCGCGACGAAAGCGCGACCACGAAGCTTGCCGAATAACTGTACACGACGGTTTCCGGCTGCCCCTTGGCCCCTTGCAGGCGGCTGCTTTCCTTGAGTTCCGTCGCCCACACTACGGTGCCGGCCACCCGCATGGTTCCGTAGATTCGCGGCACCTGGGATCCGTAGCTCGACGTCTGGACGCTGAGGTCGCCGAGACGCGGTCCCTGCCGCGGCCCGGGTCCAAGCAATTGCCGGTCGATGCTTTGGCCGATCAGGCTTCCGATCGCGCCGCCGATGGGCCCGCCCAGCGCCGTTCCGAAACTGCTGAGAATAAGTGTCGCCATGCTAGCTTTTCCGTTTCGAACGAGTACGCCGGCGGTACGCGCCGATAACGGGCCAGGGCGCCGCTCCCGGAGTCTCGACCACCCTGCGCAGCATTGCGTCGGCGTGAATGAAGCCGCGCTCGCTCAACAGCATCAGATGAAGCTGATCGCGAGAAACGCGGCAGAGCAGCACGTCGCCGGGACGAGCGCGCCGAGCGGCCACTCGGCGAAAGACCGGCTCCAGGCCCGCCTCGACTGCTTCCCGCGAAGCTCCGCGCAGCCGATACGTGCGGGGCACCTTGTCGGTCTGGATTCCGAAGGCGAGGCAGATCAGGCCGACGCAATCCACCCCGGAATCGGGCGATCGGCCCTGAGGGACGAACCTGCATCCCACCAGCGCTCGCGCACGCGCCACTGCTCGATGGGCCAACAGCTATGATCCCGGATAACGGGTGAGCAGGTCATTGCCCGGAAGATGCGGCTCGCCGCGAAAGTTGGCGGCGTTTCCAAACCGCTCGATGCAAGTCTGAAAGCGCTTGTCGCATCCCTCCCGGACTTCGACCGAGCAACCCGGCTCGACTGAGGCGCGGGGGAGATCGCGAACGCGCAAGGTGGCCCCGTCCACGCCCAGCATGGTCGTCGCCCGGCCGCAATTGGCTCCCGACAAATATCGCAGGCGACCGAAGAGGAAACGGTCGTCGAGCGAGCGGTCGAGCGTCAACATGGCCCCATCGGCCGAAAGGACCTTCGCCCGGAGGCTCCTGCCTGCAAGGTCGACCCGGCACCGCCTGTCGCCGAGTTCCGCCCGGCATTCGGGCGAGGTGCTTGGGCAAACGGGCTCGTCCAGCCGGCTTGCGGCGCCCTGAAGCTCCGCAGCAAAAGAATCGCCGCTGATCGCAATATCGCCCAGCTGGCCGGCGAGCAGCGGGATCGGAGCAGCCGCCTCGTCCTGCCAATCGACCGCCGCAAGGTGCACGCGCGCGCCGTCCCACCGGCCAAGCCCCAGGTCGGCGTCATCGAGCGCCGCGGACGACAGCGCGCCCGAAATTTCGGATGCGTCCGGCTCGAGTCCGAGGCTGCGCGTGATGGACGACGGGACCACGCCGGGATCGGACCGATAGGATATGCCGCCAACCGTCAGCGGCCGGTCGTGGCTGGTCAGGGCAATGCCCGCGCCGTCGGCGCGCTCGATCCGCCAGCAGAATGCCAGCGCCCGAACCGGATTCTCGATGCTCATCAGGCCTCGCGGATTTCGGTCAACGGCACGCTGGGCGCTTCGCCAGCGCGGAAGGTGGCCCGGTTCACCTCGAGCCGGTCTTCGGCAAAGCGCACCGGCACGTCGAACAGGAAGCCTGCAGTGACGAGGGCGCCTGCGCCGGGGGACTCTTCGAAGGAGACGATTCCGCCCGTGGAAATCGTCCAGCCGGTGAGGCTTTCGACGCCGTCGATCGCCACTCGCACCGTGCCGGCCACTGGGCGCGTGATTCGGCGCCGTTCGCCCGTTCCGTACGTTTTGCTCAGCTCGAAATCGGCAAGGGTTCCGTCGCCTGTTCCGATGGGCTGGTCCGTCGGGCTCGGGCTCCCCGTCATCCCGCTGGAGCTATGGTCGTAGGGATCGCGGAATCGGAATCCGACCGCCGGCCCCCTGCGGGCCCGGAAAAAGGCGATCAGCGCCTCCAGCTCGGAATCGCTTCGAACACCGGGCCCGGCGTCGAACCGCAATCGCGCCTGCTGCCAATTGACGTTGCGCCATTCAAATCCGCTGGCGCTCGTCACGATGCTCGTGGAAAAGCCGGGCGAGACGCTCGCGTCGGCACCGATTTCGATCGGAAACAGGACGTCGTCGAAAGGGATCACTTCCGGCTCCTCGCCAAAGATCGTGAGATTGTCGCGAAGCACCTGCGGGAGTGCCCAGATGAAGACCTCGGGCACCTCCAGGGCTCTCGCTTCCCGCGCCGCCGCAAGGATCCGGGTCCATTGTTCGCGCTGGCCGGTCGCGGCCACGAACCCTGCCAGATAATGCTGTTCGGAACGCGGGTAGCCGAGCCTTGCCTCGACTTCGCTTCTCGCCCGCGCGCGCCGTGCGGACTGGCCCGACGTCACCCATTCGTAATCCTCGATCTGGAGGACGTCGAACGCCGGCCGGCTCCAACCGGTCGGCAGGTTCGCCCGGGCCAGTCCGGGCGCGCTCGGGTCCATCACTCCGGGCAGATAGGGCAGCAGCAGCGTCACTGCGCCGGGCGCCCTGGCCTTCACGGCATTGGCAATGGACGCCGTCGAGGCGGCGAGAAGCGCCCCCGCCTCGTCGAGCAATGCGAGCTGTTCCGCTTCGAGCGGCCCGCGCACGGTGTCGATGCGCGCGGGCTCACCGCCGAAGGCCGCGCGCGCAGCCGAGTCGTACAGGCAGATTTCGCCGCTTGCGGTCACCCACCACCAGGGTTCGCCGATTTGCACCATCGGCTGCATCCCGGCCTCCTCGGCCAGGTCGACGCAGGTTTGAGCGACGCTCGCAAGGAACGCCATCGCGTCGGCGTTCGCCGGCGACAGCAGCGTCGATGGCGGGGAATAGCCCGTCAGCGCGGGACCGCCGTCGAACGTCCGCTGCTTCCACGCCTCGGGACAGAACATGTCCAGGATCTCGTAGGAGATCGACCAGATGATTGCGTAGCCGCGCTCCGCGGCCAGACGCGCGAACTTCCGGTGCCAGGCGATGGCCGCACCGTTCATCGTGCGGGCGGAATCCACGAGGCCTTCGGCGAGCCCGAAATAGTGGCTCATACCGATGTAATGGTTGATGAGCCTCCGGTAGCCGAGCCGCTCGATCGAATCGATGACCCGCTTGGGCGGCAGGTGATAGAGGTCGTCGTAGGCCGTCGCGATCCGAAGCTCATGCTCGGGCACGACCGCATCGCGAACCGAAAGAACGCTTCCGGAACCATCGCACCGGATCTCGCCGATCGTCACGGTCGCCGTCCCCGCTGGTTCGCGCATTTCGGCCGATCCCTCGGCATAGTCCGGCGCCACGATGCTCACGAACATCCGATCGATCGCTCGAGGGTTCACCGGCGCGGATTCACCGTTGCCGAATCCGCCGCTCAGCGCATCGAAGTCCAGGGTGACGGCGGCATCGTCGGGCGCCCCATCCGCATGGTCCCACAAGCGCACGTACCAGGTGACGTTGGCGCCGCTTTCGTCCTTGCCCTCGATCGTCAGGCTCGGGCCGTTGACTGAATCCAGCGCGGCAACTCCGGCCGATTTCCAGCGGAAGCTCAGAACGCAGCCCGAATAGTCGCTCGACGCCTCCCTGGCGTGCGCCGAATGGGCGTGCCGGTCCTCGCTTTCCCAGATCAGGCCAACGAGGTCGCCCTTGCGGAGGATCTCGGCATTCACGGTGAGGCTGCGGCCGTCTTCCCCCGTGACCAGGCTGGCGATCGTTCCGCGCGGGAAATCGACGGTCCAGTGCTGCGGGTCGAAGCGCTTGACGAAGCCGGTCGCGACCGGTGCATCGTGCGCAGTGAACCAGAGGTTCATGGCCGCTCCGGACGAAGCGCCGCCCGTACGGCCCTGGCCAATTGCCGCGAGGATTGCTGGAGCACCGACGGATCGGCGGCCGTCGGCGTCTGCACCGAGATCGCCACACGGACGTCGCGGCTTCCACGCGACGCGGTTTCGATCCGGCCTGTCGTGGACGGGACGAAAAGCTCGGGCCCGCGCTCACCGACCAGGTAGCTCCGGCCAGCCGAAACGGGGCCGCCGGTCGCCCGTCCCGGCGAGCCGAGAAGGCTCGTGACCAGCCCCGAAAGGCCTGCGAGCGGCCCCGCACCCCCGCTCCCGCCCGAACTGAACAGCGCTCGCATCGACGCGTTCGCGATTTCGGCCATTGCCGAAAGCGCCACGCGCTTCAGATCGTCGAACCCGAACTTGCCGCTGACGATCGCCCGGCTGAGGGCGCCTTCGACCAGCCGCCCGGCCCGAGCCGCCCCCTGCGCGAGCGGTCCTTCCAGTTCGCCCCGCATTGCGGACACGTCGCGCGCGAACGCATTGGTGTCGGCGCGCACGCTAATCACGAGCCGCTCGATTTCCTCGTCCATGATCTTTGCTTTCAATTGTCCGGGAACAGCATTCGGAGCTGCTCGATGGTCGCTTCGTCCGGCGCATCCGCCCCAGGCGTCAGGCTCCGCAGCACGCAGGCCAGCTCCGCCGGGGTCGAGTCCCAGAATTCAGCCGGCCGCCAGCCAAGCAGTTGGGCGGCCGCCCCGCACAGCCGAGCCGCCGCCTCGCCGAACGTCGCGGTCACTTTCCGCTCAGTATCTGTCCAAGCACCACGCGCAGGACAGGCGTCACGCGCGCCAGTCCCTGGACGACCAGGGCCTCGCCGATCCGCTCGCGAGTGATCGTTGCCGGCCGTCCCGCCGACAGATGATCGAACAGGGCGGTCATCTCGGTCAGCTTCAGCCCGCCCGCCGACGCCCGCTCGACCAGCGCGAACAGCGAGCCCAGCTCCTCTTCCGCCGCGACCAGCGCGGCAAAGCTCGGCCGGAGCACCAGCGTCTCGCCGGCCACGACCAGGCTCGCCTCGCCCCGGTGCGGGTTTGCCCGGCTCACAGCGAGACCACCTCGCCGCTGCTCTCGAGCCCGAGCGTGTAGTTGCGCTCGCCGTTGAAATCGCCCGCATATTCGAGCCGTGAGACGAGGAACCGGCCGCGCATCCGCTCCCCGCTCTCGAAGCTCAGTTCATAATCCTCGAGCCCGCCCGACAAGGCGAGCGCACGGACCTGCACCTCCGCGGCGCTTCCCGTAAAGATTCCGCTCGCGGCAACCGACACGGACCGCACGCCCGCTCCGGACAGCAGTTCCCGCCAGCCGCCGCTGCCCTTGTTGGTGATCACGACCGGATCGCCGTTGATCGACAATTGCGTGGTCTTCAGCCCCGCCACGGTCGAATAGGTGGGTGTCTGCCCGCCGCTGCCGATCTTCAGCAGGAAGGCGCTGCCGCGCTCCGCCGCCATATTCTTCTCCTTTTTGAGTTGCCCCTTTCCCGTTTGCGGGAGAGGGAAAGAGCAGCCCAGCTGCTCAGGGTGAGGGCCCGACGGACGAGCCCGCTCAGCCGTCCGCCAGCAGCCGTGCCCGGAAATCGATCGCCACGGCCCAGGGCCCGGCGACGTCGCGAACCGTCCGCCGGCGCTGGAGCCGCATCGACACCAGCCGCCATCCCGCCGTTTCAGGCGGCGCCGCCAATGCCGCCTCGACCGCGTCGGCCAGGCCGTGAAGCCGCGCCGGCTGGTCGTCCCACACCGTCGCCGCGACCAGCACCTCGCGTCCCTCGCCGCTCTTGTGGCTCCAGTCGGCCTCCGTTCCCGCATCGAGGACGACGTAGGGGAAGGGCGCCCGGGCGGGCGGGCCGTCGTAGATTCCGGTAAACCCGCCGATCGATTCCAGTGCCGACGCCAGCGCCGCCTGCAGCGCTCCGCCCGCGCTCATTGCCCGCTCCGCGTCAGGAAACGCAGATCCGGATCGCCCATCCAGCGGTCCAGGAGCCGCCGGCCGCTGATGCTGAGACCGGTCGTCATCTTGTCGATGACTGCTCGGGGCAGCTTGGCGGCGAGTTGCTCGACCAGGGCATCGACCCTTCTGGCAGCCGCCTCTCGGCCGACCCGCTCGGCCTGCTCCTGCAATGCCCTCATTGGCGCACTTCCTCGCAACGCATGACGATCCGGTCCTTCTGCCGGGGATCCTCCAAAAGCTGCCGGATCATCAGCAGCCGGCCTTTCCACTTGATCCTCTGGTCGACCGCGATCCCCTCGCGCCTGCGGATGCTGACCCGGAAGCGCTGCATCGAGCTGTAGGCCATGGCTTCCCCCTCCGGGCCGAAGCCCTCGGCGGCAATGCCGGCGAGGCAGCGCAGGACCGGCTCCCAGCCCGGCTGCTGCAGCCCCATAGGGGTGCGCTCCGCCGTCGGCCGCTCGATTGCGATCCGCTCGGTCAGCGTGCCTGCGAACTCGCTCATCCGAGGCGCACCCGCCGATAGGGCCGCCACAGCGCGGTCACTGCTGCAGGCGGCGAATCCCCGGCGCCGTCGCGGGCCGCGAACAAGTGCGAGACGAGGCGAATGACTCCTTGCCGGATCGGCTCGGGCACGTCGTTCCGCTCCGCCGCCAGGCCGGCCGCCCCGCTTACCGTCAGGCGACGGACCGGGATCGGTCCGGTCAGCTTCACCCAACCAGCGCCCGAGGCGTCAATGTCGACCGCATAGTCCGCGGCTGCCAGGCTCACCGGCGCACCGTCCTCGCCGACGCCTTGCACGGCGGTAATCGCCCGCACCGGCGCGATCGCAAGCCGCCGCTACTCTCTTGCCGCGGGCAGATCCTCGACGAACTCCCTCGCCAGGACGACCTGGCCGAGGAAGGATTCGCACAGCGCGCTCGCCGTCCGGATCAGGCCGGCGATGATGGCCTCTTCCTCGCCCGTCTCCATCCGGACGAACGCCTGAGCCTCGCTCAATGTCACGACCGGTTCCGCAATCCCGACGCCGGCCATCAGCGGGCCTCCACTCGAAGCATGATGGAGCGGCGGTCGACCCTCCCCGACTCGAGCACGACATTGTTTGTCAGCCGATAGACGTGCCCCGCCACTCCGCCGCCCGCGGTCACCGTGGCGACCAGCGTGTCGAAAGTGCTTGCGAGGACGGTGACCCCACCCTCCTCGGCGGGGCTGACTTCCCACGCGCTGACCGCGATCGTATCGCCGCTGAGATATTCCGATCCCCAGTCGACGGCGTAGTCGAGCGCTGCCTGAGGATCCTTCAACAATAAGGTCATGCTTTCCCCGATCCAGGATGGAAGCCTCGGCTCATCGCGCTTCCGGTTGCGTCGGACTGTCCGCCTTGGCGACGACGATCCGTACCTTGGCTGGCCTCCTCGTCGAGTTGGTCGAGGACACCGATTGCGCGGCCACGGCCAGCTCGCCGGGACAGTGGCTGGCGATGCTCACGCCAGTGCCTCAATAAGGCGCATAATGAATTCGCAGGCGGGCGTTGCGAACCGTGTTGCCCGTCCCGAAGTCCTTTTTCTGGACGTAGAGCACCCCGTTCCTGGCAAAGTAACAGTCGGCCTGGCTCGCAGGGGCCGCGATCGATCCGGACTGAAGCAGGCCGTTGAAGACGTCAGCAGGGAATGCCTGGCCGCCCGACGCGGCTGAATTCACCAGGTGAAAGACGTTCGCAGTGCCCGAGATGTTGCGGAACTCGAACTGGGTGAAGTTTGTGTCGTCCGGGGATCGGGGAATGGCGACGTCGGAAAGCAGTTCGATCCGCGTCACATAGCAGCGGAAGGGCGCTGCCCACGGCCTTTGAATTCCGCTGTCCCCGGCATTGATCTGCGTCGCAAAGAACACTGCGTCCGTTCGCGACGAAATCTCGCCTTTGGGACCCAGTTTGTAAGCCTGCCCTGCCGCCGGTTCGATCTTCGCCTTCTCGACCGTCACTCGGCTGTCCGCGTAGAATCCTCCATAGCTTGCGGTGGCCCTCGACGTGTTCGTCAGCACCGCGTTGGCGATAGTGATCGAATCGTTCAGCTCACCGGCGCCGCCGATCGAGATCCCGGCCTGGTCGCATCCGTTTCCCTGGATGTCGAGCCTGATGCTCGACATGGTTCCGATGCCGGCAACCTCCTGTTCGGCGGATACGAAACTGGTGACCGCGAATCCCGGCCGCGACGCGCTGTTGCTTTGGCCGTCATGGGGATCGTCGAATGCCACCTGCAGGTCGACGTTGCGGATCGACGGCTCGGCGGTTCCACCCGGATAACCCAGGACATGGAGGTCCACGGCCCCGATCTTTCGGCCGACGGTGCTCGTGGCTCTGGCCCTGATGACATTGCCGCGGCCATAGACGCCGCGAATGCGGGCGCCGCGTGCCGGCGTCAGGGCGATGCCGCGTTCGAACTTCGCGCCAGACTCGTCGATGAGCGTGTTGTTGGAGATCACGACGTCTTCCACCGTGCCGTCGCAATATTCGTAGTTCGAAATGGCTCCGGGCTTGATGAAGGCGATGCCGCCGCAGTTCTTCATCGTGTTCCCGCAGAAGACCACCTCGCCAACCCTCCTGGAATAGGCGGGGTCTGCCTGGCCGAGCGTCCCGATCTCCGACCCTATCGACAGGCCGGCTGCAAAGTTCTCGATGTAATTGCCTTCGATGCGGACGTTGCGCACCGACGTGTTGAGGCCCTTGATTGCGAAGCAGTCGTCGCCGCCAATCGCCTTGGCGATCAGCCTGTTGTTGAGGAAGCTCGAGTTGTTCGATTCGATGAAGAACCCGTTTGATCCTCTCGCGGTGCAGTTGCGCATGACGAAACCGTGCGACCACTCCCGGAGATAGATTTGATAGTGAGCGGCTTCCGGGTCCTTGATCATCGTGCAGCCGTCGAGCTCACATTCCAGGTTGTGCACGTCGAAGTGCCACGGAAGGTCGCTGCCGGCCGTGAGCTTCCACGTGCCGCCGAACACCCTTGCCCGTTTGCCGACGATGCTCAGCGTCGAGGTAAGCGACGTCCGATCCGAAGTGATGGTCGCACCATGCGCGATCACAGTGACGTCATGGGGGTCTATTCTCAAGGTCGTGACCTTGTAGATCCCGCCGGTGATCCGCACCTGCCGATTTACGTTGGCCAGGTTCAGCGCGGCCTGGATGGCGGCACTGTCGTCGTTCGCACCGTCGCCCTTCGCGCCAAACCAGCGAACGTCCATCGGCCCCTGGAACTGGCGCACCCAGGCGCCGGACGCACCGGTCACATCGGATTCTGGAGAGACGTACAAGCCTTGCTTCGGATCGCCCGCGATCTCTGCCGAATGGTCGGCCGGGTCAAAGGCGAAAATCCCCTCGCGCCCTGCTTCCAGGAGCATCGCTGGCGAGGATCGATCGGCAAGGGCGGCCAGATCTTCGCGCAATGCCGCGGATTGCGGGCCGCCGATCGATCCCGACTGGACGGCCTCGAACCATTCGGCCGCAGCAACCAGGGCGACCATTTTGGTCCCGGCCGTGAAGTTCGTCGGCGATCCGCCAATCGGTTCCCGCACGACGGTGCCGTCCGCGAGCAATGTGCCGCGGCCGACTTCCCGCTCGCTCGGCTTCTCGACTCCGATCGCGGAATAGTAGAAGCGGTCGCCCGCGGTGAGCGCTTCGGCGAAGCTCGTGAATCCGTTTGCCGCGGGGCCGAGTACGAAATTGCCGGTCCCGACCGTGGTCGTCGTGTTGCGCACGAGGTCGACGAACCTCGGCATGAATCCATCCGCCATTTGCGGCTCCTGTTGCTAATCAAAAGAACAAGCCCCTCTCCCTTCGCGGGAGAGGGAAAGAGCAGCGCAGCTGCTCAGGGTGAGGGCCCGGCGGGCGAGACCCGCCGAGCCCTCCGTACGATCAGGCCAAGTTGAGATCAGGCGAACTTCAGAAGCTTGATCGCCTCCGAATTGGTCACTTGGCCGCCGATCCGCTTCGTTGCGTAGAAGTGGACGTAGGGCTTGCGCGTGAACGGGTCGCGCAGGATCGTCGTCGCGTTCCGTTCCGCGATCACATAGCCGGCCTTGAAGTTGCCGAAGGCGACCGACAGGCTGCCCGCAGCAATGTCGGGCATGTCCTCCGCCTCGACCACCGGATAGCCGAGCAGGGTCGCGGGCGATCCCGCGGCAAGGCTCGGCTGGAAGAGGAAGGCCCCGTCGTTCGTCTTGAACTTGCGGATCGACGCCAGCGTCGAGCTGTTCATCACGAACACCGCGCCCTGCCGGTACGGGCTGCGGAGCGACTGCACCAGGTCGACCAGCTTGTCGGCCGGGTTGGCCGCCGGAAAGGCGCCCGTCGCCCCCGTCCCGATCGTCTGCAGAGTGCCCATCGGGCGAACGCCGTCGGCGGTCGTCGCATTGGGCGAGCTCAGGAAGCCGAGCGGCTGGTTGACGCCCGTGCCCTTGACGAAGGCCATGCCCTCGGCCCGCGCGAACTCCGTTGCGATTTCATTGGCAAGCCACTTCTCGACGTCGAACATCGCATCGTCGAGCATCTGCTGCGACGCCGCCGGATTGGCGTAGAGCTCGCCGCTCGCCGGAACGATCTCGCTGAACGTCGGAGTGTTGGTTTCCGGCCGCGCGGCCTCGAACCCGACCCAGCCCGACGGGGTGCCGCCGCTCGTCACCAGCTTGCGATAGCCGGCGCTTCCGACCTTCACGACATTGGCGATCGCCCGGATCGGCGAGATGGCCGTCAGCGTCGCATCGATCACCTCGTCGATCTCGCGCGGAACCGCATAGCCGCCGATCGCGTCGGAGCTCGATCCCAGCGCCTTCATCTCCAGCCCGCTCTCGATCCCGCGCCGCAGATAGCCGTCCACGAACGACACTGAGCTCGCCGACTTCACCCCGTCGAGCGCCGGCCGCTGCGAGGCGATCACGCCCGCCGCGATCTTCGCCTTGAGCTGCTCCAGCTCCTCCTTCAGCCCCTGCACGCCGTCATCCTCGAACGCGTCGAACGACGCCTCGAGCGCATCCGCCTTCACTTCCACCATTCACCCTTCTCCTTGTGAATTCCGCACAAACAAAAAGGGCCGCGGAACCCCGCGACCCTGGCACCTTTCATTTCGTCATCCGGACTCGAACCGAGATCCGCCTTACCCATCAACCGCATGCACCCGCGCCAGCCGCTGCATCGGCTTCGCGACCAAACTCACCTCCACGAGGTCGAGGTCGATCAGCTCCCGGTGCGCGCCCGACCTCGCCTCCCGCACTCGATAGCCGAAGCTCAAGCCATCGAGCTTCCCCGACCGAAGCAGCGCTCCGACCCGCCTCCCTTCCGCGCCCTCGTCCAGCCGGGCGATCACCCGCAGGCCGCGCTTGTCCTCCGACAGATGCTCGATCACCCCGAGCACCCGCCCCGCCTTGTGCTGCCACAAGAGCGGCACCTCGCTCGCCCGCTTCAGGCTCTCCGCGAACGCGCCCTTGCGGACGATGTCGCCGCCGCCGTCCGGCCGGTCGAACACCGCCGCATAACCGGCGAACCTTAAGCCCCTCTCCCCCTTGCGGGAGAGGGGTTGGGGAGAGGGGATGCTCATCCCGTCACCAGCTCCGTCAGCCGCAGCCGAACCGCGAGCCCGATCAGAAGCAGCGCCGAAAGCACGCTCACCGCCCAGGCGACCACCGCCTTGACCGCGCTGCGCTTGGCGTCGCGCCACGCCGACAGGAGCTCGCGAAGCTCGTCCATGTCGCGCCGGGCGCGCGCATCGTCGAGGCCGAGCTGCGCAAGCGCCCGCCGCGCTCCCGCCTGGCTCGATTCCTCGGCCAGCGCGCGCAGAGTGACGAGATCGACTCCCCGCCCCTCCGCCTGCGCCATCAGGCTCGCCAGCAATGCATCCGCTCCCGCAGCGCTCATTGTTCCATTCCTCACCGATTTCTCGTCAACCCCGCGCAAGCAGGTGCCAGATTCGATTGATTTCACGCGGAGGCGCGGAGGATGCAGAGATGCTGGCGTCAGTCCCGACCCCTCCCCGCGTCCCTGTGTCTCTGCGCGAGCCCGCCTTTTCTCTCCGCGTCTCCGCGTCTCCGCGTGAACTATTTCGACCCAAACCCCAGCATTTCCCTCTTCTCCTCGTCACTGAGGAATCCCGCCGCGCCCACCTGCTCCCACAATCTCGAGCGGTCCTCGGCCAGCTCGCTCAGCTGGTCCGTGTCCACCGCCAGGCTCACCGGCCCCAGCCAGTCGCCCAGCATGGCTCCGAGCCCGCTCAGGATCCGGTTCGCCATCGGCAGGATCGTCTGCCGGTACAGCGCCCGCCCCGCCTCCCTCGCATTGGCATAGGTCGCATCGCCGGGAAGCCCGACCAGCACCGGCGGCACCCCGAACGCGAGCGCGATGTCCCGCGCCGCCCCTTCCTTCAGCGCGACGAAGTCCATGTCGGCCGGGGTCATGCTCAGCGCCTGCCATTTGAGGCCGCCGTCGAGCAGCAGCGGCCGGCCCGCATTGCCGCTTCCCGAAAATTCCGTCGCCAGCTCCTCGCGCAGCCGGGCGAACTGGTCCGCCGACAGGGGCGAGCCGTCGCCGGGCTCATAGACCAGCGCACCGCTCGGCCGCGCCGCATTGTCGAGCAGCGCCTTGTTCCAGCGGCTCGCTCCATTGTGCACCGTCGCCGCCGCGCAGGCCGACTCCAGGCAGCCCATGCCGTAATGGTCGTCGCGCGGGTGAAGCGACTTCAAATGCGCGACCTGGCGGCGCCCGAGCGCATCGCACCGCTCGAACCGGCTGGTCCGCCCCGCGACCCGGTACAAATACGCCGTCGGCCAGCCGTGCTCGTCGGTGACGACGCTCACCCGCTCGGGGCGAAGCAGGCACAGCTCGGCCGGCGCTCCGTCGTCGCCGGCGATCAACTGCGCATAGGCATTGCCGTGGAGCAGCAGGTTCGCAGCGATGCTTTCCAGCAGCCCGTCCGAGCCGACGATCTTCGCAGCGCGCTCCTCGCCCTCGACCGCATAGACCGGCAGCGCCCCGAGCATCCCCGCGACCAGCCGCACCGAGCGCTGTCCCACGGGGTTGCGCCGATAGACCTCGTCGAACTGCAGGTCGTAACTGCGCGCGAACCCCTCGCCCTCGCGCGTCGTCAGCCACGCCGGCACAAGCGCCCGCGCGTCCGGAGCCGCACTCTTGCGGCCGAACCAAAAACGCATGTTGTCTCCTTGCCTTGAGCGCCCGAGCATAAGGGAGCGGTTGCGAAGCAACGCGAGCTTATGTCGAAGAGAGCGCGAAAGCCGGACGGCCTGCGCGCTAGGCGCGACAGGACCGACGGCGCGAATTGACTTCGCGCCGGCCCATCCACCTCTGCACACGCCGTCCGTATTTGCGCGGAATTAACTTCCACATCGATAGTTTAGGACCGTCGATGGAAAGACTTATGCCATTCACCACTGATGAGTTCGAAGCCTGGCACACAGCCAAACTCCAGCGAGAGTTGCGCCCGAAAAGCCACCTTCGGGAAGATCCAATAGCGACCTGCATCCATTGCCAAAGGCCATTCGGAATCACCGAAGGAATCGTGACTGAAGAAGTTGCCATCTGCGATATCTGCAACGGCGACTGAAGGAACGCCCTCACAACCTCCTCACCCGCGGCATCCCGCTCCTCGTCTCGCTCAACTCCGTCAGCGCCCACACCATGGCGTCCGCGCGGTCGGGCGACCGGCTCGGCCCCTCATTGCCGCCGCCCGCGGTCAGCCCGGCCAGCTCGTCCTCGAGCTCGGGGAAGCTCCCCGCCAGGAACGCCTTGCCGCTTTCGAACCTCAGGGCCACCGGCTCCGCCCTGGCCGCTTTCCCTCGCGACGCGTGGACCAGCTTGACCCGCACTTCCACCTCCGCCGCCTTCAGCACGCTTTCGACCATCGCCCCGCCATTGTTCGCCTCGGCGACGACGATGTCGGCGTCCCAGCGCGCGACCGCCGCCGCCACCCGCCGCGCCCAGCCTTCGGGCCTCAGCCCCTGGCAGCTTTCGTCCGCGAGCACGTAGAGCTTTCCGTCGATCCGCCCCGCGACCACGATCCCGCAGGCATCGACCGCCGCCCCGACCCCCGCCGGCGGATCGACTCCGACCACGACCCGCTCGAAGCCCCTCTCCCCATGAGTGAGAGGGGTCGGGGCGAGGGGCCGAACCCGGCACCGCTCGATCAATGCGCGCGGCCACAGCGCGCCCTCCACGTCCTCGATCAGCTCGCCGTCCAGCTCCTGCCGGCCCAGCCGGGTCCCGCCATAGGTCGCCTTCATCACCTCCACATATTTCCTGTCCAGGTTGATGTTCTCGTCCGTCCGGCCGGTCGTCGTGACCGTCCATTTGTCGTCCCGGATCCGCTCGAGCAGCGGAAGCGGCCGCGGAGTGGTCGTGATGAGCGCGCGCGCCCGCGGCCCGCGCCTCAAACCCATTTGCAGATTATCCCAGGCCTCGTCCGGCCGAGCCCATTTGGCCAGTTCGTCCGCCCAGGCGTAGTCGTGCTCCGGCCCCCGGAGGCCATCGGGGCTCTCGCCCGAGAAAAGCTGCGCCTCGCTGCCGTTCCTCCATTTCAGCTTGCCCAGGCTCGGCTCCCAGCTCAGCCGCTCGCCGTGCAGCCTGGCCACTCTCAGCAGTCCGCTGACCCCCTCGACCATGATGCTCCGCGCCTCCTGGATCGTCGCTCCAATGAGGGCGATCCGCTTGCCGCTCTTCCCGCTCGCCAGCGCATGGACCCACTCCGCGCCGGCGCGGGTCTTGCCGAACCCGCGCCCGGCCATCATCAACCACACCCGCCAGCCCTCGCCATCGGGGGGAAGCTGGCTTTCATGCGCCCAGGCTTCGAAGCATGCGTCGAGCTTCAGAAGCTCGATCGGGGTCAGGGAATAGATGATCCGGACCCGATCCTCCGGGGCAGCCCTGGCCAGCGCGGACATCAACTCGCGCGTCGTGCGGTCTTTCATCACGCCGGCGGAAGGGCCGTTTCAGCCGCTTTGCCCTCCTCGCGCTCGCGCAGCCGCTTCAGCTTTTCGAGCAGCCGGACGCGAATCTCCTCGACGTCGTCCGGGGCCATTTCGGTCGTCGCCTCGACCGCGGTGTCGCGGTGCATCCGAAGAAGCGTCAGGGCGATCTGGTTCGGATACTCGCGCATCCGCTCCTCGCGCCCGTCGGTCTTGACGATGATCTTCTCGGTCCCGTTCAACGCCCGCTCGAGCAGCACGAGCTCCAGCCGCTGATATGCCGCGGCGATCGAATCCATCCATCCGGCGCGAAACGCCGCATCCGTCTTTCGCCGCCGATAGGCCTGGCTGTCCGAAACTCCGGCTTCCTCGCACGCCCGGGTCACGTTGCAGGTCTCGGCCAGCGCCGACAGGAACTTCTCTTCCTGCTTCTTGGTCCAGTTGCGCCGCGACGGCTTGCGCATCTGGGCCCGCTCGCCGGCGACGAGCACCAGCTCGCAAGTCTTTCGCCTCCGCGCCATTCGAGCTCCCTCTGAAAACGGCGTCGGGCCGGTTCCCCCCGAAGGAGCACCGGCCCGAATCGCAATTTCTCACTGTTCCTGTCGTGTACCCAAACAGCGTGACGATGTCAAGCTGTTTTTATCCAGATGGGTTCGCAACGCGATTGCGCCTTCATCAGCGTCGGACCCACGTCCATCACGGCTGTTTCAGTCGCGCCCTCCGTCTTGCGGTGCGCCGGTTGGCCTTCGCCGCGGCCGTGGTCGGCTGGACCAGGGCTTCGTAGAGCGGGAACAAATGCTCGACCCGCTCGCGGTCCGATCCGAAGGGGCGCGCGCGGTACAGCCGATCGACCGCCGAATCGAGCTCGCGGTGCGCCTTCCTCAGCTCGGCCGGCATGGTGTCCGGGTCGTACAAATCGGCGAGGCTCGACGTCGCATTCTTCGGCATCGCCCGCGCGTCGAGCACCGCCTGAGCGAGCGCCTCGACCTTTTGGCGCTGCGCCGGAGTGGCGTCGGGCCAGGGGAAGGTGTTGTAGACGATACCGACCGAATACATGTAGCGGCTCTCGAGACGCCCTGTGATGGCGCGCATCCAAGCCATGTGCATCCCGCTGGTAAGGACGGCAAAGTGCCAGAGCGTTGCGCCCGGTAAAAGCCTTAACTTCTCACTCGGTATAATAGGGGGCTCAAGCCACCCTATGGGGATATATTCTCGCCGCTCTGAGCTTACCTGCGGGATCACCAGGAAGGGTTCCTCCGGCACCACGGTGATTCCGAACCGTTCTGGGGTGCTTGCGGCCCTCTGAGTTGTTGCCCTCGGACTCACCCGACGCCATTCTCGCACTCGTCGAATTCGATCAACAACCTCGCGCATTTGTCGAAGAGCGCGAGGCTCGGCCAGCCAAGGGGTTAGTATCCAACGAAAGCCGCCGTTGATGAATTCTTCGGCTCCGATGTAGGGCCGCATCACAGAATCAGCGGACGTTTCAGCCAAGAGAAATGCTGCTCGTTCGGAAGCACTAAACTTGTAGAGATTTCCGTCGAGCGGCTGCGAACCTGTAATCAGGCGCGGCGCGCCATTGATCGGCCGCGACTCTTCCTTCACCACCAGATGCCGGTCGGCGCTCTTCGCGTCGAACAGATAGGCGGTCAGCGCATCGTGGCGCGTCTCGACCGGCTCGCCCTTGCCGTCGACGTAGGAGAAGAGGCGCTTTTCCGCCGGCTCCTCGCCCGCGCGCGCCAGCCCGACGATCACGCAATGCACTCCGGCCCGCCCCGGCCAGACGAAGGTGCGGTGGCCGAAGGCGATCTCCATCTTGTGCCGGTGGAACAGCACCGGCCAGAGCTGCGCGACCTGCTCCCCCTGCGTGATCGAGTTGGTGGCGACGAAGGCGATTCGGGGGATCTTTCTCCCCTCCCCTTCAGGGGAGGGGCTGGGGTGGGGGCGGTCTTCCGCTTCGCCGCCTTGCGGCTTCCGAGCGCCGCGACATGCTCGGCCTCGCTTCCGCGCGCGACCCTGACCACTTCGCCCGGCCGCTCGAGCGGCGCCTCCGTCAGCTTCGGGTCGGTCACCTGCTCGGCGATGCCTTGCGCGAACAGGTCCGAATCCGCGCCCCAGGCTTCGAGCGCCGCCTTCCGGCTCGTCGCGGCGACATAAGCGTCGTGGAAGCCGATCGGCGTCCGAAAGACCTTGAGCTTGCGCCTGCTCGCCGGCGGTTTGCGCTTCGCGGCCATGGCCGATCAACGCGGCTCGCCGCCCCGATTTCCGGGGCCGCGGGCCGGGCCGCGGCCCCGGAAATCGGG